AGAAGTTTGCGTAAAAAATTCTAGTAGAAAATCAAAAGACAATAGTTATAAACAATCTATGTTTTTCTATCAAACAATGACAGGTGGTTTTAGATTTACATCTTTTGAAACAATGGTCAGTGAAATGGAAGAACCAGTTATCTTTGATATGGGCACCAGACAAGATGTAGAAAATTCTGAACTTGATGATGATTCTCCTAATGTTGGCCAAGGCACAGAGATTCTTGGTTTCATACAACCACAAAGAGCGGATATATTATCAGGTTATACACAGGGTGCATATGCATCTAAACAAATCACTTACGACCCTATCAGAAAACTAGAAGAAGATAATGTATACAAGATAACTGATTCATTTAAAAGTGATAAACAAAGTCATGTATCTAAATTTCCTTTAATTAACACAGAGGATATGGAAGTAATCTATGGTTCTAAGAGAGCTGGATTTTTAGGGTCATCATTTGAGATGTCAGAAGAATTTGTGGGTTTAAAACCATCTGATAAATTTGATAGTTATTTTAAGTATGATGTAAATCCTACAAATGCTTTTTCTGATGAAGCAAAACTAATAGACACAAATAGTGAAACAACTAAAACACAACAACTAGGTATAGAGAAAAGAGATACAGGTGATTTAGAAAGAGTTGCTATGTTAAGTAACATGAATCAAAACAGCACTTTAGCTACAATACCTTTTAGAACTGATATACATTGTGGCACAACTGTTAGATTGAGATTACCACCTTTTGGTGATCAAGAAAATGAAGATGACAGAGATTTATTGCAAGATGATAGATATTTAATAACTCAATGCAGATATCATTTTTTACCTTTAGAAAATATGGGTCAAGTAACATTAACTTGCGTTAAAGATAGTTTTGCAAAAAGTGTCAAAGAACATGACCCATTCGAACAACTAAGAAACACGGTGATTGAGGAATAATATGTATCATTATGGTATAGTAGAAGATAGAAATGACCCATTGAAGATAGGTCGTGTAAGAGTTCGTATTCATGCATTACATACAGATGATAAACAATTAATATCATCTGCTGATTTACCATGGTCTCATGTCATAATGCCAGTAACAACTGCTGGTTTAGGTGGTCTAGGTAATACACATTCATTAGTAGAGGGCGCAACAGTTTTCGGTATATTCTCAGATAGTCTACAACAACATTTTGTGGTGTTAGGTGTTGCTCAAGGTATACCTCAGGAAGGATATAGAGAAACAATTACAAACGAGATATTAGAGAGAAGTGTTGAAAAAGGATTTAATGACCCTAGAAGAGAAAAACAATCGATGTATAGAGATTCGAACGATGGCATAAATCCACCGTCTGCACCTCAGAGAGGTAATGAACTTACATCTTCTTTAGATAAAGCACCACATTTTCTTAAATCACAGAATATCAAATACGATGGCACTGGTTCAGAAAGAGAAGAATTTACAGAAGCAGAAAAGTTAGAATACATTAGTATTAAAACAAAAGAGGGTGAAACTAAGGTTCAAAAACCATATTATCCACTTGTAAAAGGTGCTACAGACATAAATGTATTTTCTACAGGTGATGCAATATATGATGATAGAAATATGGACCCAATCATCAAAGGTGCAAAATCAAATGCAACACCAATGTATCCTTATAATAAGGCAACAAGAACAGAATCAGGTCATGTTATAGAAGTAGATGATACGAGAGATAATGAAAGACTATCAATAGAGCATAGAACAGGAACTTTCTATGAAATAGACAAAGATGGTAATGAGATTCACAGAGTAGTGAATGATAATTACACTGTTATATGTAAAAACGATGAACTGTATGTTGGTGGTAAAGTGAACATAAATGTTATGAAAGATGCTACAATCAAAGTAGGTGGTAATCTTAAAGCAGATGTAACAGGAACAACAACAATTGACGGAACTGAGAGCATTACAGTCACAGCACCAATTATAGATTTAAACGGTTCAGAAATCAAACTTAATTCATAATGGCATTTACAACAACCATACCATCGGAACTAACTTGTCCAGAAGACGACATTTTTTCTTTGCCTACAAAAGAAGATTTAGTCAATGCACTGAATAAAATTGCACAAATTCCTAGTAAACTTAAAGTAGAGATAGTTAAATTAGGTGATGAGATCACCGATGAAGTTAAAGAAGAAATACAAAAAGTTATAAAAGATATTGAAGATTTTATTGATAGTATTGCAGAGATTCTATCTCCCTTTTGGCAGAAAGGCAGAGTTCGTAATTGGCAAAAAGAAATCAATGATGCGATTACAGAATTGTTACAAGAGTTTCAAATTTTTGTGCCTGCTAAAATTGCAGAGTTAATTTCAAAAATTATACCAGTAGATTTAAAAGTTAATATACTAGGCATTGAAATAGATATACTCAAAATATTAACTAAAGAAGAACAACAAAGAGTCAAAGAACAGATAGCGGCTGAAGTAGATAAGTTTTTTGCATTGATACCTGATACATTCAAAGGGTTTGCTGGTGAGTTAGGCGTAGTTTGCGATGAATGGAAGGCTAAACTAACATGGCAATATATCAAAACTAAAATACAAGAATTTCTATCAGGCAATTTGTATGGTGCATTTAAAGACCTTATAGGAAAGTTTGATAAGATATGGAAAGCCTTGAAACTTCCAGGTTTACCAGACTTATTTTCTTTTGATGTAGCAACTCTCATAGATAATTTGACAAAGGCGTTAGTTGAAAAAAGAAAGAAACTTTTTGAAAAACTTAAAAATGCTGTAGGTGATGCAAGAGAAGAAATCAAAGAACAAATAGAAGATATAAACAAGAGTATTGTAGATGCTTTAGAAAGTATTAGTATCGGAGGTTTCAATCTGAGATCGATCATAGGTGGTGCAATAGACAGAACAGTGCAATCATTAGAAGAGACTGTATCAGAAATTAAAATTGCGCTAGAAGATTTTGTGCATAAACTAACTCAGAAACTTGTATTTGATTGGGTCAAAATAGTTAAAAAGTTTTTCGATGCTATAGGTCTAAGTTCTATTTTTAAATTTTTGTTTTTTACATTCTGCGATTTATTAAAACTTATTGGTATGCCATTCAGTATCAATATTGCACTACCAACAATTGCAGGAGTTATGGTAGTCAAAAGAAAACCAAAGAGACAATCACTAAAACCACCATCTTTCGATAGAGATAGAGGTGTAAATTTTTTTGATGCTGATGGTTCAATAAATGAATTTGAATTGCCAGCAGAATCAGGTTCTACTTTAGTTTTTGTAGATGGCATAGAAGACGAATTGATTATGGAAGATGGTTCTAATCTCTTATTAGAAACTACAGAAGTTGTAAACGATTTAGGAGAAGTTTCAGATTCCATAATACTAGAACAGGCAACATCTGGTATATCAATCGTTGGTAATAAAATTGTTTTTGAAACACCACCAACAAATGGGCAAACAGTTTCAATTGTTAATGTTTAGGAGTATAAATAGTTAGATGACTACAAGAGATTATTCAACATTAAACAGTAAAAAGACCGCAACGCAGGATATCTACACTGACATAGATATAACATTTGAAAGACATCCAATAACAGAAGATATAACTGTAAAAAAAGATTTAGAAGCTGTAAAAAGATCGTTGAAAAATATTCTTCTAACTAATCATTATGAAAGACCTTTTAAACCTAACTTTGGTTCTAATTTAAGAAATAGATTGTTTGATATTAGAGATGGAACAATAGGGTCTAGAACAGGTAATATGATTGTAGAGTCTATTAGAAGATTAGAACCTAGAATTGATAATTTAGAGATAAGGTTTTCTGATAGCGATATAGACACCAATCAATTAAATGTCACAATTTTTTTCTCAGTGCAAAATGTATCTGAACAACAACAAATGAGTTTTAAAGTAAGTAGGGTAAGATAATGTCGAAAAGTTCACTAATAAACACAACCGATTTAGATTTTAATGACATAGCAGAAAATCTAAAAACATATTTAAAAGGTCAGACTATTTTTAAAGACTATGATTTTGAGGGTTCAAATATCAATGTTTTAGTAGATATGATGGCATATGCATCACACATAGGTGCTTTAAACACTAACATAGCAGCTTCAGAAATGTTTTTAGATTCTGCTCAGATCAGAAAGAATGTAGTTTCTCGTGCAAAAGATTTAGGATTTACACCTGCATCAGAAAAAGCTTCTAGTGCAATTATCGATATAAAGGCATCGAACATTAGAAACGCAGATCAAACAACGCCTACAGAAAATGATATGATTTTACCAAGAGGTCATAACTTTACAACAGTTTATGATGGTATATCTTACAACTTTGTTTGTAGTGATAGTGTCACACCAACTAGAGATAATTTAGATTTTACATATACAGATGTAAATATTTTGCAAGGTCAATATATAACAGATCAATACATATTCGATAATCAAATTAAAAATTCTAAATTTGTTTTATCAAATGCAAGAGTCGACAAATCAAGTTTAGAAGTGTCTGTAGATTCGAACGGTTCTATAAGTAAGTTTACTTTGTCTACAGATGTATCAACAATCACAAGTTCAAGTAAAGTATTTTATACACAAGAAAATGAAGAAGGATTTATAGAGATATATTTTGGCGATGGCGTATTAGGTCAAGGACTTTTAGATGGTGACCAAATTAGTGTAACTTACATTGTAGTAGATGACATACATGCCGATGGTGCTAAATCATTTACAATGGCTGAAGCAATTAATGGATTTACAAATGTCTTAATAACAACATCATCGCCTGCTACAGGTGGTGCAGAGAAAGAAAGTATAGACTCCATAAAATTTAAGGCAACAAAATTCTACACATCACAAAATAGATTAGTAACACTAAATGACTACAAAGCAAAGGTCAGTGAGTATTACCCAAACGCAGATGCAGTTGCAGTATGGGGTGGTGAAGATAATGACCCGCCTGAGTATGGTAAGGTATTCATCTCTCTCAAACCACAAAATTCAGATTACTTATCAGAGATAGAAAAATCATCGGTTCAAACTAAATTAAATCAACTTAATATGTTGACTGTCAGACCAGTTATCGTAGATGCAGAGATAGTTAAAATATTAATTACAACAACATTCAAATATAACGAGAATGAAACAACATTATCGAAAGGTGAATTAGAAGCATTAGTAAAAAATGCAATTATAAATTTCGATAATACAAACTTAAATAATTTTGATAGTATATTCAGACATTCAAATCTTGTCAAGTCGATTGATGATGCTGATACATCTATCATATCTAACATAACAAACATAAGATTAAGAAAGAAAAAGACAATTGAACTTGCTAAATCAGAGGGATTAGTTATCAATTTTGGCAATGGTTTCTTTCACCCACATGATGGTCATAACAAAGACTCAGGTGGTATTCTTTCAACAACAGGTTTTAAAGTTGACGGTGATACAGTCAACACATACTTTTTTGATGACGATGGTTCTGGTAATGTGAGAAGA